GGCGAGTTCGTCCCTGCTGGCGATCAATTCTTCCCCAACTCACTCATTCGCAAGTGTATCAACGACGATGTGGAACGTGGTGTCGTCCGATATGCCAGCGGTGACAATGACAAGGAAGTCGATCCGCAGGCACGCCTCTACCTCGGCTGTGACCTCGGTGCAGAGGGAACCGACGAGACGATACTCTCTATCATCGACGAATACGGGAACATCTTTTCAGTCGAGAAACACGACTTCGGTGTCTACGAGGCACGGAAGCGCATTCAGCAACTCGACAACCACTACAACTTCGAGCAGATCAACATCGACCGTGGTGGTGTTGGAGAAGGGCCTGTGGCCGAACTGCGCAATAAGCTCGGCAACAAGGTCGAGGCTGTGTATCTGAGTACACAGAAGAAGCAGTCAGTGTACCAGACGATGAAGGCCGAGATGGAAGCTGGCAACGTGCACCTGCCAGCAGACGAGGACATCCGACTCCAGCTTGAGAAGCTCGGGTACAAGAAAACCAAGTCGGGCAACCTGTCAATCCACGCCAAGAGCGGGTTCCACGACGACATTCCGGACTCACTTGCTCTCGCAGTGTGGGCACTCCCTGACACTGGCGGGTCCGGTTCGATGGGCGCACAGGGCATGACGAAGGCAAAGACGATCGGTGGCCTTCGACGTGATGGAAAAGGGAAGCGGAACTACGAGTTCGGTGCAGAGAAGAACGACGGCTACGAGCGTGACGATGACCTGAATCAGGTATTCGTCGGCAGTAACAAACTTGAATACGACTAACGATGGCTACAACACTACTTATTTCTCCAGAGGGAGTCGAACAGACGATGCAGGTCGGTATCACACAGATGGCCGACCCTGCTGGTCGCAACGACGTGGTCATACTGAACGATCACTACGAGACAGCGTCTGACGGAACATACGAGAACGTAGAATAATCATGGCAAGTGAAGCTGATTTTTACATCAAGGAAGGCGATACGTCGCCACCTATTCGAGTACAGCTACTTGAGGACGACGGTTCGTCTGTGAACCTTACGGACGCTCTCGTCAACGTTAAGCTTGAAGAAGTCGGTGGTGACAGCTACCTCGTCAACTCGCCGGGTATCATCAGTGCCCCGAGTGATGGAATGGCACGATACGAGTGGGCCGACGGTGACACCAGTGCAGCCGGTTACTACAACGCTGTGTTCGAAGTCGAATACGACGCTGTCACCAACGTTACGAGCGAAACACATACGTACAGTGCTGGCACAGACGTGTACTCCCTCGACAACGATAGAATCCTCGTTAGTGGATACTACGAAGTAACTATCGAGGACGCAAGTGGGGACACGTACACACGAGAAACTGACTTTGAAGTCGTGGACGACGATGGAGATGGCGATCTGGATAGCATCGACTGGTCCATTGGTGGATCGTCACCTGACGATGCCGAGGACTTCGACGTGGACTACAGCTACCAGACCAACTCGTCGTTCTCGAAAGACGAAACGTTCCCGAATAGCCAGTATATCGTGGTACGGATTGACGAGGGCCTTTAAGTGTCTGCGCCCACTACGTCTTAAGTGAGAGCGAACGATGGGACGACTCAATAATCTCCGCAACCGTGTGGCGGAACTGGTCGAAGGCTCACGAGACGAGGAGCCTGAGCCACAGGGGTATCAGGGGAACGAGCGATCTACTGGCCTTATCAGAGGCGGGGTTCTCGAACATGAACCAGATCGTGACGATCTCAATTACTACCGACAGATTTACGAGAACGTTGGTCCCATCAAGTCCGCTGTAGACAACTACTCGTCCGAAGTCATCGAACCCGGCTGGTACATCACTGCCGATAACGATGAAACTGCGGAACAACTCACCGAGTACTTCCGCAACGTGGGCATCATCAACCACGAGACTGACCAAAACGCTTCCATCCTCATCGAACACATGGTTCGGGAGCGTGAAATTCGGGGGACAGTGTTCCTCGAAAAGGTACAGGACAGTCAAGGTCGCAATCAGGCGCTCTATCCGCTTCAGAACGATACGATTACCATCTACACGAAGCCGGGCAAGGCAATGCTTCCGGCACCAGATGGTGAGGCAGCCGAACCGTTCGACTCCGACATTACACAGGAGCGAACAACACCGCCGACGACAGATGACGGTGAACTGGCTGCCTACGTGCAGTTCGACGACCTCAGACCACAGTGGTCCGCCACTGGTGAGGTCAAGTACACACGCAACGACGTGATCAAGTGGGTACGAGATGCCGACATTGGTGATCCACGAGGTACGTCCCGCATTGCATCCAGCGCCCGTCGTGCAGAGGGACTGCTGGAAAAGCTCGAAGACAACGACGATGCCGTCAAGTTCAAGGCGTGGCCTCAGATCATCTTCGAACTCGGTAACGAAGACAATCCGTGGTCCGAGGAGGAAGTCAACGACTTCATCCAGCACTACGAGGAGGGGAACATGCGTCCCGGACTCATGCAGGCCGTTGCAGGCGACGTGGACATCGAGGAGTTTGCTGGTGAAACAGCAGACATCGAAGGCACACTGAACTTCGATATTTCGATGATCATGTCCGGCCTTCCCGGTCCAGTCTACGCAACTGGTGGTTTTTCACAGAACGTTGCACCTGCCGTTGCGCAGGCACAGCAGCGTCAGTTCGTGAAAGAGGTCAAGAAGACTCGACGCGAAATCGAAGCCATGTTCACTCCGTACCTCCGCGAAGTTGCGGAGGACTACGGCCTCGATGCTGCCGACTCAGTCGAGCTTCACCTCGGTCAGCCACCCGGACACGTGGCACCCGAGGACATCGAGGGAAGCATCATTCGCTACACCTCCGATGTGGCACAGGGTCAGCAAGACGGAGCGCCCGGTGAGTCCAGCAATCAGACGACTTCCGGACAGGAAGGTGGGGCTGCTCCCCAACCCGGTGCAACAACTGGCTCACCGACTGCTGGTCAGGCGAATCCGACTGGCAACGCTCCCGCTGCATCGCAGACCACGAACGCTGATACGACCGCGATGAACAGCGCAAATCTGGAAGCACACAATACGATGGAGGCTGATACCTCCCCTTCCTTTCGTGGCGAACAACAACCCAACACCTCGGAGTTGGACAGATTCGAACGAGTAGATTCCGAGGAACTTGCTGACCCACGACTCGTCAGCACTGCCGACATCGAAGACGAACTCAGTGACTTCCTCTATGAGGAGCTTCTCACAGTCCGTGAGCGACTCACTGAGACGCTTCGTGATGCAGACGACCGTCCACTCCGGGACGCCGAAGAAATGGATCGTGCGGTCACACGTGCGTTCCAAGGTCGTCTCGACGACGCGGGCGTGGATGCTCGCACACGTGATGTGTTTGAGGACGCAATCGAGTCCACGCTCGATACACTCGGGCAGGACAACCATTCGCCGACAATCGATGTCGGCGTATCTGCCCGTCATCGACAGCGAGCACGATTCCTGTCGAGTAACATGGCAGACAACTTCGAGAACGCAGCCGACGACATGCTGGAGTTCGCAACCGTGAACCTGCGTCAAGCAGTGCAACACGGTGAATCTCCACAGTGGGTCGCTGACCGACTCGAAAACTCGCACACGGATCAGAAGCTCCGGAATCGGGCCAATACGATGGCTCGAACGGAGATCATGTCGGCTGTCAACTCACTGAAGATGGCCGAATACGACCGTCACGAGGATATTGTTGGTGTGAAGCTAATCAATCCCTGTAACGCCAACACGACACCGTTGTGCGAGAACCTTGCCTGTGACGATCACGCAGAAGCGATGTTCGATTCGGACGAGACACTTGGCGAACAGTTCCAGTCCGAAACTCGTGACGCGCTCCTGTTCGATGGCTTCGATCCACTTCCAACCGTTCCACCGTTCCACTTCAACTGCCGAACTGAAATCATTCCAGTGACAGAAAATGAGTAACGAAAACCTCCGTATTGCACGAATTTCTGACCGATCAGTCGCATCTCTCCAAGACTACAGCGAAGGAGATTGGGTTGAATACTCAGACGGTAACTACGGCGGAATCGTCGGCAAGGTCGATGGTCCCGTCGAATGGCCGACTGGTGACGAAGAAGTTGAAGAAGTTGGTGAAGACGGAGAGACGGTATATATTGTCGCACGCGGATCTGGTGGTTCCAAGCCGTTTACTGCGGACGAACTCGATTCGGCTGAACGAAGCGACGTAATCGATACGGACGAAGTTCCCGATCAGCCAGAAGAAGACATCGATGAGGCGGAAATGGCGCAAGTCTACTACCGAGTCGATGATGCTCATGACTATGAGGAGCTTCAGTCTGGTCTGGACGAACTGCTTTCAGTTCCCGGTGTCGATGATCCCGGTGTCGGATTCGATTCGTGGCCCGATTCGTGGGAGGAAGCCGACGAACCGGCCCGTCTCATAGCTTTGGACAGTTGGACATCAATGGGGGGTACTTGGACTGGATGTGTTGCAGAAATAGGGTCTAAGCGCCTGTGCTCGGCATTTAAGGATGAGATACTCGGAACAGAACGTTGGCGTGGGAGGTTTTAGAGTGTACGAGTGCAAATATTGTGAGTTTACATCTGAAAGTGAAAAAGGTGTAAAAATACATACAAGTAGTGTTCACAAAGACTCACAGAAAAAGAGTTATACTTGCGAATCTTGTGGCTCCCAGTTTGAAGACTACCCATCACGAAGGGAGGGTCGGGGTCGTGAGAAATTTTACTGCTCTAAAACCTGTAAGCACTCAGATGAAGAAGTAGATAAAATTGATGCATCATGTTCTTGGTGTAGTTCTGAGATAGAAAAATATCCATCATCTGTCGGGGAAGTAGGAGAATACTCAATAGACAACCACTTTTGCAATAAGGAGTGTGAGTCTGAGTGGAAATCCTTCCATTGGACTGGAAAAAATCATCCATCTTGGGAAGGAGGACATACTAATCACTACGGTGAAAACTGGAACGAAGAACGTCGCAACGCACTCGATGCAGCCGAGTACAAATGTAAGCTGTGTGGACAGACTCGTGAAGAACACTATGGCGAGTATGGATTTGATCTCGACGTTCATCATCGAATCCCAGTATCTGCGTTTGACAATGTAGAAAACGCAAACTTCCAAGACAATCTGGTAGTTTGTTGCCGAAATTGTCATCAATCGAAGCTCGAACGAGAGCCTGTTCCACACAACGAACTTCGGGCACCAGCATGATACAACGTCGCGGTCGAACAGAATCCCCGCTAAGGGGGACAAAGAACAATGTCCGCAGAAAACGAAGATTTCAGATCCCGACGGACAGTACAGATCAATTACGATGAGTTCGCAACCGACGAAGATAAGTTTGTACATCAGGGTCGCTATGTTCCTGACGACATGCTCCCGTTTCGAATTGAAGATTCAGCGGGCACATGGTTCACAATGGACGGCACTCGGTGCGAGCTACTGGGTGACCTCGGTGGTCATGCAGTCTACCGTCGGGAGCGTTCTAAGTCCACCATCAGAACGATGGACTGGGACGACTTCGTGACCGCATACGAGCGCGGACGCATTCAACTATAATAACAATAACTATGGCAAACAACACACAGAAATCCTATGACCTTGCTGAGGACGGTTCTACAGTCCTCAAGTTCCGTGGTCATCCGAACTACGACGCTTTCCGCGTCGAGAACGATGACACAGAACCCGTGGACGTAACCGTCTACGTCAATCCTGACGACGAACTCGATAACGTCTCGACAGGTGACGCAGACACTTCGCAGGTTGACAGTGCAGATGTGGCTGCCGATGCCAATTACGGTACGACGGCATCCGCACGAACTGTACTCGTCGAGCTTGCTGAGTCAGCAGAGTCAGACACTGGAGACGGACCGAGTGGCACAGTTTACGGACACAACGCAAGCGATCCCGCAGAGAACGCTACTGCATTCGCAAATAGATAAGTGATCTTCGATGAGTGACGCAGAGTCTAAGTTCGCCGGTATCGGCACAGCGCACCTTTCCTCGGAACTCGATTCCGATGGTCCGTACACGATCAGTGGTGTCGCTCTCGGTGCTGGCGACGTAACCGTGGGTTCCTCCGGTGTCAAGAAGAAGTGGCCTGCTGAGGAACTCAAGGACGCTGCTGGAACTCTCGAAGGCCAACCGCTTGTCAAAGACCACGAGAACAACACTGACGGACGAGTCGGCACTGTCACCGAAGCCTACTACAAGGACGGTGTCGGTGTGAAGTACGAGGCCGAGCTTGCTCCACACTACGAGGAACTCGCCCAAGACATCGCAGCCGGTATTCAGGAAGTCAGTGCTCGTGCCTACCACGACCCTGTCGATGAGCTTGAGGAGGACGACGATACTGGTGCACTACGCACCTCGAACGTCGTCTTCGACAACCTCAGCGTCGTTTCACAGGGGGCTGCTCCATCGAACACCGCTGAAATTGGTGGACTCGATGTGAGCAGTGCTGTGGCAATGGCACAGGGACCGACTGGTGGTGCCGTGGCAACGCTTTCACAGGGTAGTCCACGACCTGACGCGACGGCTGAACTGGCGAAGTTCAGTGACGGAGACTGGGTCAAGGGCGACTCATCCGGTGGCACGTGGCACGGCAAAGTCCGTGACATGAAGTCTGACGGATGCTACTCCGACGAGATCGACGGTGATCAGGAGATTTGCGCTGGTGACGACGAACCAGTGTACCTAATCGAGAACTACGATCCTGAGTCCGGTGAGTTCACCGACACGATGGTGGCGCACAAAGAAGGCTCAGTCAGTTCGTGGGACCACGAGGAGAACGCTCGAAAGGAGCACATCGACGTAATGGCTGCCGAACTCGAATCCGACGAGTCGGAGCTTGACGAGGTGTACTCTGAGTGGAGCGATCACGTCAACATGTCTGCGTCTCAACTTGAGTCGTGGGCAGAGCACCCGTGCTCCGATAAGGCATCCAAGGACCCCGAGGCGGTTCGAAAGCGCAACATGAACCTCCTCGAAACGGACAAGTCTGATTGGGGATCGGACGAGATCGAAGATGCCAAGCGCACCATCTCGTTCATCTCCCGCATGTCTGACGAGGCAAACGAGCCTGATGATCCGAAGTCAGGTGGACCGGATGGGTGTCCAAGTGAGTGGGCGATCAGCCTGCTCAACTGGGCGTACAATCCGTTCGATTCGATGCCTGATGTTCCGGACGAAATGGAGGAAGAAAACCGTCACGGACCACGTGCTCGCCCTGACAAGTCAGCTATGCCAAAGGGTGAGGTTGACGGCACTCCCGAGTGGGAGGAAGGCGACATGGTCCGATGGCAGGTCGAACCAGACCTGTTCGGCAAGATCGTCCACGTTGACGACGAGAAGAACGTGGCGATGGTGGAAATCATGGGTATGGAGTCTGGCGACATGACTTCGACCGGCTTCACCATCACCGCAGGCTTCTCTGACATCAAACCGATGAAAGTCCCCGAGTCCAAGGCAGACATGTCGTCCAAGTGGAAAGACGACGAAGGCATGTCTGTTCCGTCGGAGATCGAGAAGGCAGCCGTCTCCGAACTCGCTGAAATCGGTGACATGGACGTGAACGGGCTTGTAATGTTCGATGATCGTATGGGCGCTATCTCTGGTTTCGAGATGCAGGATGGCGAACTGATGATCGAACTCGACGTAATCGAACGTGACGACGGATCGTTCCAGAAGACTGGTGACACAGTTATGCGCTCGCTGACGGACGTGGATTCCATGTCTACCAGTGAACCACAGGACACCAGTGTTGCGGAACTCAAGTCGGTTGCAGGCGTCACGTTCGAAGATACGTCGGATGGCAAGCTCGACCAAAGCGAGATTCCGAACGACGACTACGAACAGCACTACCTGTTCCCCGACGACGAGAACAAAAGTGACTCGTCGTATCCAGTGGTCGATGCAGAGGGCAACCTTCGCAAGGGTAACGTTGCAGCAGCACACGGACTCGGTGCCAGAGGTGGCGTGAGTGACTCCGAACTGAAGGAGAAGCTCATGGCCCTCAACAAGGAGTGGCCCGAGGGAGAACGACCGATTGATTTCGAGGAAGACGAAATGGGTGCAGCAACACCGGACGATGACGCTCAGTCTGAGCCGAGTACTATGACTGTTGCTGCACTATCAGCGGATTCGACTTCAACAACAAACAACGAACATAATTCAACTATGACAGAAGTACACTACAACAGCGCGACCGAGGACGACATCGAGGAGATGTCCGAGCCGGTCGTGATCGAAGAAGACGAAATTGAGGAGCTTCGAGCCAAGGCTGACGAGGCCGACGAGCTTTCGGAGCGTCTCGACAAGGTGAACAGTTCCGTCGAGGAGCTTGCGAACGCGCAGGAAACGCTCGACGGTGTGGACGAAGACAAGCTCGACGAGCTTCGAGAGTACGACGAGGCCGTCGTGCTGACCGACGACGAGCACGAGGAACTTCAGGGCCTCGTTGACGACATCGGTGGTGTCTTTGCAGAGGAACTTGCAGAGTACTCCGCATTCGAGGCCGAGGAGCTTCAGGAGCGGTTCACTCCGCTCGAACTCCGCGACAAGGTCGAGTCTCACGACGAGGCGTCGATCGAGTCCGAACTCGGCGAGTCCACTGAGGACCCCGAGCCGGAAGGCGGTTCTGCCGATCCGGAGGAGCTTTCGGAGTCCGTCGAGGACGCCGAGGCAGAGGCAACTGAGGAGGAACTCCGCGAGGCTGTTGCGGAGCACCTCGAAGACGGTCAGCTTTACCGTCAGGCAGAAAAGGTTCGTGAGGGCGACATCGCTCTCGACGAGATGGGCATCGACGTAGAGAGCGTCGTTGCTGAGTAAACAGCTAACAATATAATACAATGACACTTCAAGGTGGCGACCGAGAGTTCGGTCACGGCGATCAGATTACCGTTGTACTCGACCCTGCACTGAGCAACGATCAGGCAGCAGGAACCGCAGTTCGAGTCAACGGTCGAGCATCGACAGAAGACCACGTTACCGTTACACCAACGGCAGATGGCGAGGATTCCGATGCGGTCCTCGCTGACGCAGCAAGTCCGGGCGATCCCATTCAGGCCGTAATGCACGGCATCGTGTGGGCGCTCGCAACTGGCGTATCCGCTGGTGACACGGTCGGAGAGGCAGCCGATGGTGCGCTCGACGATACGACCGAGAGCGACTACACGGTCCTCGAAGGTTCGCGTACTGACAAAGATGGCAATGACGTTGCCCTCATCCGGTACGAGAACTAAGCAGTACGATAACTAACAAGATATAACAATGACAGAAAACGATATTTCCGAGATGGACGCTGAAGAACTGGCCGTCAAGGTCGGTGACATCGACGACTTCCGCCTCACGCACCCGATCCTTCGGGACCGCGTCGAGGAGATTACGCAGGAGAACCTCGTCTGGCGACAGGCGTTCCGCGA